CTATACCGCCATAACGGAATATTAACCGTTGTTCATTGGAATTAACTGCAAATGTAACTTGTACTGCAATATCATCTGCGTGAAGTGAATCAATGACTATAGTACTTTGTCCGGCTGATGTGCTAATGTGTGCTTGATTATTAAATATTCCCCATGTATCGATTTGAACCATCCATGGTTGTCCTGTTACAGCATTGCCCATACTATTTGCATTATCAACACGATTGAAATCATCAAATACATAGGTGATAGGTGGAGTACCGCCAAATATACGCCTTAAATAGTAATAAAGGGTAATTCCTACACCTATCATTAATACACACCTACAATGCCTGTCGCAGTCGTGCTAGTAGCGTATATTTTAACAACGCTAAATGGATGAATACCGCCTCCGGCAACACCTATTAATGTAACTATCGTGTTATCACTCATTTGTACTCGCAAATCCCCGGACGTGCCGATGTAAAGTCCTCTAGTTGGATCAAAAGTAGTCGTATCGCTTGGTGTGATTGCTCTTGCGCTTCTCGCAGGACCATCATTCATATGCTCACCTCGACCTATATTTTTGTCCGTTTAATCGCCTATATTCTTTTTCTTCTCACCACCTTTAAGTAGGGATTGAATAACTGTCTTGCCCATATCATTTCTAGCTATTTTATCATGTAACTGATCTTCATGTAGTAGCTGTGTAACATGATGCTGACTCTCTGCATGTAATTGTTGTGCATGTTGCTGTGTTTTAGACTGTATTTCCATTGCTTTTAACTGATTTGTGGCTTGATTCTGTTGTGCTTGTACTTGCAATTTCTGCTGTTCAGTTTGTTGTTGCATCTGTGCTTTCTGAATCTCAGGTGGTGGTGCTAGTTTAGATGCTGCATCATCGATAAACTTCTGATGCTGTGCAAGATGATCGTCAACTATCTTCTGTAAATCCGGCGATAATTTGTCATAAGCTGACGACTTACGGAACGTATTATGATGATAAATATGGATGTTATGGTCTTGAAAGTCCCTTACTTCTGGCATATCTTTAGGCGGTTCTGGTGGTGGTATCTGTGGTTGCATAGGCGGTTGACCTTGCATACCTTGTTGCATACCTTGTTGCTGTTGCTGTTGTAACATCATCATTTGTTGCGTGAATTGCTGTAACTGCTGACTAAATGCCTTGGCTTCATCGGCATTTTCACCATCTTGCATACCTTCGAAATATCTGTTTTCCATCTTTGATTTGTTTTCATCTAACTTATGTTGTTCAAAGATAGCGGACGATGAACCCATACCCATCAGTTTAAGGAATAGATTAGCATCAGGCATTCCATTACTGCCAACAATAGCGTTCATTTTCCATAGCGTCATGATTCTATCTTCCTGTGCTGACTTCATTTCAGGCAAACTAGAACCCTGTACGATGGTCACATCTTCTTCACCTGTCAAATCTGATCCTGTAAAGCTGATTATTTCAATTTCATTATCTGGACCAAGTATCTTGCCTTGTCTTTCTTCGGTGTAATGCTTCTGCATAAGCTGTAGGACACGTTTTAAGGCTTTCTTCATCCCTTGTTCATAGTTGAACATAGTAACGGTCAACTTCTCGTTCTCCTGCTCAACCATGAGGTGTAGACCGCTTGCTGTATCCAGTCCGCTAGGTAATGATTGCTGTGTGATCTCTCTTGTACCAAACATATCTTCCAAATCGGCTAAATCTTGTTGAATAATGCGGTCATAAAAAGACGGTAAATCGTTAGGCGCAATACGTTGTGCCATACCCGACTCCCCATTAAAGTAAATAACCTGTGATATTTCATCCGTCAATGCTTCTTCATCGACTTCGGAACCCATTGGAACTGCCCATATGCTATTACCCATGCGTTTCATGTGTGTAGCTTCCATTGTTTTAGCTATGTTTAATTCTCTTTGTACAGGAATAGCGTCCTGTAGGGCTGCTTGATATTTCACCGAACCGGGGATTGGCATATCACCGAATATAAAGTAAGGCGCACGACCTGCTTTATCGTCGCTATCTAAGAATGTATTCATGGTTGTGGTGACTTTTAAACCATTTGGATACTTAGGACTTGGATTAATCCATAATTCACGCACCATAGCCATGTTTTTATTCTTTTTAAGCGTCCCTGTTGTCGTGCCATTGGTATTATTAACGCTTGTCACATCATAATTGGAATAATAGTTGATATTCGGATCGGCTGACACTTCGACACCATACTTTTCAAATATGTAGTATAAGTCTAGCGGATGGATCAATATATATTGTCAATGGATCTTCAACGGTTGCAACAATTTGACCAATATATACTTTTTCCTCTTCTTCATCTGGCGTAATATCTTGACCACGTTCAGGATCGAAATAGACTTTTAATACACACCATCCTTTAACATTGTTGTTTAGGAAGATATCACGGGTCTTTCTGTCTAGTTCCTGTTCATCCCACCATACATGTAAGTACTTGGTGGCAGCCTTAGCGGTATCTATGCGTTCATCGCTATTCGTATCAGGTACAACATCATATTTGATTCTATTCTTAGTCTGTTTCGCAATCTTGGATAGGATTTTAGAGCGCACCTTGTTATAAGCGATACGCTCTTGATTTCCTTCATTTGGTGCTGCTACAACCCTGTTGCTGTTACGATCCCATGTAATCCATTGATTGCCTACATAATAGTTAAGGTTAACCATCATTTGTCTACGCTCAACCCAGTTCGTAGACTCTTGTATGCGTGCATCTACAATGCCTACCCAATCCGTTTCCGTCTTGGCTTGCTGATAACCGTCTACTTGCGTATTAGGTGCGCCTCTTGTTGTTACCTTTGCCATGCTATCACTTCCCTTTTTTACCTTTCGTTTTCCCGGCTTGGCTAAATGCTATGGCAATTGCTTGCTTCTGAGGCTTCCCATGGTGCATCTCTGTGCGGATGTTCTGAGCGATAACAGACTTACTCGATCCCTTCTTTAACGGCATAATTATCATCTCCTATGATTTCTTTGAGTTCTTCATAGCTCATTTTAACCACACATGTACGATCATCATTTAAATGCAATACACATCCGCTTACACCATCTGGGTATTTGTTAATTTCATAAGGATAGAAAGCAATCAAGCGATTGACGTTGAAGGAATATGGTGCGCCATTTGGTAACTTAGTTTCAATGAATTTTATCATTGTTCTCTCGGTCTCCCTCTCTTTGGCTTATCTTCCCCGGCTATTGCAAGCGGATTCGCTACAATGTCATATCCATCAACAACAATCTCTTCTACAATGACTGGTAAGTAATCAAAGGAATAGTCAACCTCTGTTCTACGTTCATACATATCTTGTTCGCTTTCAGCGACACCATACTTTTCAATAAGTCCAACGGTTAATTTAAATAGTTTCATGTGTTTTCCCCTTATACTTTTATAATGGATTGCGTTCCGCACCATCCGCAATGAACATGTATGCCATTGTTTTTTATGGATAGTTTAATCTGTATATCTTCTGTATTGTCATTCAAGTCTTTAAGACATAATCCACATTCAATCGTTGTTTTAGTTTTCTTTAGATAATGTTTATAAGATTCTAATCTAACATTGTCTATGCTCATAACAGCTCCACTACATCCTCTCGTTTGTCTGGTTCCTTCTTCTTTACCTTCTCCATGCGAATCTCGCCTGTCTTATACTCTTGATAGCTATTAGCCTGTATGCGGTCTATTAGTTCCTTACGTTCTTTGTGCCATTCGGCACGCTCTCTAGCGAACTCATCGTCTTTCTTATGGTCATAGTAGAATGCTAATGACATGGTATAAGCTATTAACATCATTAAAAGAATGGATAAGATCATGTAGCTTTCACTCCTAACCATTTTCCGTCTTTTACATTAAGATAAGCCATATTAAATATCTTTCCATGCAATTCAATTAATCTACATGCCATATCACTAGGATTAACTTTTGTATTCGTGTCACTTGCTTTTATCATTTCCCACTTTAATTCGTTTATTTCATCTAACGCTATGATTAAAGCCTGTTCTAACTGATTGCTCACGCTAATGTCGCTCCCTTTCGCTTAGTCTTACTCATTTTAGCTATATTGCGTTGTATCCTTGCACTATCGGACATGTCTGGATTGACTGGAATCTTCTTATCAGCTCTACCACTATGGATTAACTCGCCTGCCATGCTCATGGTATCTACCTGATCGTCATGTTTACCCCTTGGAAAGCTTAGCAGTTCATCTTCAAAATCTGCTAACCATGGTGTGTTAGAACGATGATATACTTTACCGCTTGCATACCTCGCACCAATTGGCAAAGCTCTTGTTAGCTTATCGGTGTCCACATCAACAGAAAGGATTGTCATACCCTCTCTTAAACATTCTTGTATAAGATTAGTGCCGAATGTCTTATTTTCAATCGCTTGGAAGCGTAGCCTATAACGCTTGGATTGCTGTTTCATTAATGGCTTTTGGTCTGGACCTTCTATATGTGTTCTGAATATGTCATAGACCAGTATGTCTTTGTTAGGTGTCATGTAGATGGTAGTCACAACAAAGTAATCGTTAATGGTCTTAATACTGTTAGCTGTATCAACCGTTTGAAATGCCCAACAGTCCTTTATACTCCACTTCTTATCACCAACATTGAAGTATTCTTCATCCCCATAACGCTCTACATCAAAGTATTGGAAGTAATCACGCTTGAATATGGTTCCTTCTGCTGCGCTAGGACGTTGTTGATATAAGGCATTGAATACATATGGTCCTACATCATTCTTAATCTGTTCCATACGTTGCTCATCGAATCCGAACTCAGACCACAACGCTTCACCTTTATGCCTACCTAAGATATCATCATCCTCAGCAATAGCCGGAAAGTTAATGACTGTCCACATCTCACCTACATGGGAACCATTGGCAATATCCTCACGTTCCTTTTTAAGTAATCGCCCTACCAAATCATCTTCATGCCATCGTGTCATAACGACTATAATGCGTCCGTCAGGCGTTAAACGAGTGTACAAGGTAGATTGATACCATTCCCATATCTTTTCTCGTATAACCTCTGAATTAGCTTCTTCTGAGTTCTTAACAGGATCGTCAATAATGGCTATTCGTGCGCCCTTACCAGTAATAGCACCACCAACACCTGCGGCAGTAACACCGCCTCTATATCCTTCCATTCCCCATGATTCAGCCGACTGATTATTCTTATCCACTATGACATTAAACACGCCTGTATTAGCCGTTAGTGTGTCTCTAGCAATACGTGAAAAGCCTCTACTCAGATCAACTGAATAAGAGGCTAATATAATTTCATCTTGTGGATTGCGTCCTACATGCCATGCAGGAAACTTCTTAGATACTCTTTCGCTTTTACCATGTCTAGGAGGCATTGTAACAATCAATCGCTTTAATTCGCCTGTAGATACCTTTACAAGCGTTTCATCTAGCAAATCCAAGTGTTTACCATCTTTATCAAGGAACTCGCTATCATAGTCAACAAAGTATGAGAAATCACGCTTGGCAAGTTCCCTACTAGCTAGTTCTGCTATATGGTCAAGTTGAGCTTTGCTTAGTTTTAGCAAGGTTCTTCAACTCCTGTGTAGTTAACAGCGATAAACTCACATTGCTAGTTGTCTCGCCGGAATGTTCTAACTCTTGTTTATCTCTCCATCCTAATTGCTTTAATGAAAAGATAGCCATTGCAGGATTTAATGTGCCTGTTAGCGTTCCTTTTTCAAGCACAGATTCCTTTTTGTCAACACATTTCTTTAATAGTGTCGAAAATTCTTGTCTTTCATATAGGTAACGCCTATCAACATCGTTTAAATAAGCGAATTCTGCAATGATTGGAATGTCAGTTTCGATGATATATTGCTTTAGCTTTTCTTGTAACACTTCGATATCATGTTCTTGCATCTTTGGAGGTCTGCCAACCTTAGCCATATTCACCACCCCACATTCTTAATGTGCCTTTCTTTTGATATAAATACTCTTTAATACCATTTCCATGGATTGTTAGGATACTTTTTCTTTGCTTCTTTTATTCTTTCTGTTCTCTCTTCCGTCCATTTATCCAATTGTCTTTTATACAAATACGCAACGACACATAAACCTATAAATGCGAATAATGTAATACCGAACGCAAGCCACAATTTGTTTCACTCTCCTAAAATAATAAAGACCCCTGTTATAGAGGTCTTATAACTCATATAAATCGTCTAAACCTAGATGTGCTTTCTAGCACACAACAACTAACATCTCGAAACGGAAATGAACTGAACGTACTAAACGGTGTGAATCCTCTTGTAGTACCTATAAACAATGGAAATGCTTGTTGTTGCCTAATAAAACTTCTCTCAACGCTAAATGATGACGTACCACTACATCCACATCCACACATATCCAACACCTCCTACATACCGTAGTTAGCCGGAACAGTCTTCTTCATCTTCTCGTTGTGATCGTGCCAGTCTTGCAATAAATGTTCAATCATATGATTAATCTTTTCCACGTTCTCAGGGGATAGATTTGGTGTTTTAAGCATCTTCATGTAACAGTAGCTTTGCTTCTTAAACTTATCATAAGTCATTTCATGCTCATGCATGTGAATCACTCCTCATTTGTTTAGGATGCTTCAATTATCTGTGTTTGTTCTTTTGTTGCTTTTGGTTCTTTTACGTCTTGCTTCTTATCTGTACCTAATGCATTAATCTGATCTTGTTGCG